GATATTCCATGGGACGCTGGTAATAAAGTAGGATTCAGGTGGAACGAAAGTGTTAAGGTATATCGAGACGATAACAAACTTTATTTCTCAGTCCTTCCTTTGCATTATCAGGGAGACCTATTAGAATACGACACACCTATCTTTCTTTCCAAATATAATGGAGACCCAACGAGTGAAGATGTTTGGATAGAGATTGACGATTGTTATACTCTAATTCCTAGAGAGTTTATTCCTCAATGGAACCCTTATGACGATATGACAATTACATATGTTCATGAGACAGATGAAGAGGAACGACATTTAGAGGTAATTCGTGGGTGAAAACATTCCAGTCCAAGCAGTTGACCAGTATGATTTTCTTGAGCATAGAAGAGAACAAGAGAAGAAACATTGGGATAAACAAAGAGATTTAAATGAGCTCAACTCAATCCTCACTGTTGAAATTAATACTACTGAGTTGTGTAATAGGACATGCGTGTTTTGTCCGCGTCACGACCCAAGAGTTTTTCCCAATAGGAACTTACACCTCACGCCTAAAGGTGCAGAGACTATTGCAAAAGAATTAGGAAGGAATAATTATAATGGGAAGATATCCTTTAGTGGGTTTGGAGAGAATCTCCTTAACCCTAAGTTCCCACAGATAGTATTTCGATTTAGAATGTGGTTGCCAGACGCAACCCTAGAGTGTAATACTAATGGAGATAAACTTACAAAGGAATATGCAAAGAAGTTATTTGCTAGTGGATTAGATTTACTCTATATAAATCTGTATGACGGTATAGAGCAAATGGAATTCTTTGATAGGATTCTAGTAGACTATAAAGACAAGTATAAGTATAGAATGCACTGGGGTGATTTTGAGAATCACGGATTGATATTAAACAACAGGAGTGGAACCATTGACTGGGTTGGAATTGAGGAATCGGATATTAATAGTCTCAGGGGTAAGCCTTGTCACTATCCTTTTTATAAAATGTTTGTGGATTGGAACGGTGATGTATTATTCTGCAGTAATGACTGGGGAAGAGAACATGTTGTTGGGAATCTATTACAGTCAAGCTTACATGATGTATGGTTTAGTAAACCCATGAATAAGATTAGAAGGAAGTTAATGAAGGGTGACAGAAGTATGTCCCCTTGTAATAAATGTAGTGTTGACGGTTCTCTATTTGGGAAACCGTCCTTTGATTTGGTTAAGGAGTATTATGAAAGCCCTAATAACAGGAAGTAGTAAACTGGCTGGAGCAATCGTTGATAAGTTAAACGGTGCTATAGTTTATCAGAAGTTAGACATTGAGACATGCAGAGTTGACTCAGATATACCATGGAATCATTTTGATGTCTTTATTAACAATGCACATGTTGGGTCTTCACAAATGCATTTGTTATATGAAGCATATGAGAACTGGAAAGACGATGAAGAGAAACTTATCATTAACATATCCAGTCGAGCGCATAAACCGAATATCTCTAAAGGGTATTTGTATGCAGCTGAGAAAGCTGGACTCAACCACTTAGCTGATAATCTCAATTACAACAGTAATAAAAAATGTGGTATAATAACATTGAACCTCGGACTAATAGAACATGACGAATTGCCTTCCATATCTTATGAACAGATAGTTGATGTCATTAAAGAATTAATTTTCTATTGGTATACCGATAGAATTGTTCCAACAGAAATGACATTAGAACACCGAGCGAACTATCTAAAGCTCCAACATGATAAACAAGAGTTGAAAGAAATAGAAGAAGATTACAACAATTTTAATCGCACCAGCAGCGATAATTCTACATAAATAATAATATGTCAGAAATAGAATACAACGATTTTGGATTTGCTGCCTTAGACGCAGACGAACTTAAGGTAGTAGATAAATCCATTTCCAGTAGCACAAACGAAGCAAACGCTGTCATCGATAAACTTGATAACTTTATCCGACCATTGTTAGAGAACCTAGCAAAGGATTCAGATAAGGACTATATCTATTGGCCTAACCGTGTAGATGTTATAAACAAGAAGATACTCGAACTCGATAAAATCCAAGCCGGATTATAATTACAAAAACCCCCTTTACACTGCCCTAGGCTTTTTTATATAATATACCCTATGTTTTAATAATGGAGTAATGTAAATGAGCATATATGAAAACTTTAAAGGGCAAGAGGAGAAGTTTGTTCGAATGGGTAGGAACCTTATCACATTGTGTGAGAAGAATGAGTTATACCCAAAAGATGATTTAATGTGGAATGCAGCTGTGACTGCTGGAAACAAGTTAGTGACTGTAGGTCTAACTTATTCAAGGTTTGAATCAACAGACGATTTAACCTCGAATGAGAAGAAAGCAGTAATACACTATTTAAGTAAATATGGCCTTGACCATAGGGCCGAATCTATGGTATAATAGCTGTATAAGTTTAATAGGGGTCGAAAGACTCGGGTAAGGGACAAGGGTTCTAAAACATCACCAAGTCCACAATTATTATCACGACATGCGTGAAAACTTGAACCCCCCCTCCAATTAAACTGGGAGATATTTAAATGACTGGATTTCAATTTATTATAGGATTAGTCCTCGTATTAGGAGGCCTAATCTTTGTCTATGTGCAAACAGTAATCTTAGAAGAGGCCAAACAAAGGAAGAGAATACCCCTTATTTGGGAGAAAGATTTTTGGCAAGGGCCTTGACAATGCCTTAAGCTTTTTGATATACTGTATATAGAAATGAGAAAACTAACAAAAAATATCATGAAGTTAACCAACAAAGTCGGAGTCTCACTGGCTCTCCCTCTTGGAAGTGGAATCAAAAACTCATTAGTGATGGGTGCGACAGACAAAGTTGGTTTGATAACAGTTCTAGGTTCGACGCCTTTGATGTGGTCTATCAACCTAGGATTGAACTTCACTTTTTTAGGAGTAATATTATGGTAAATCCATTCAGTGATACAGATTATAAAGACCTTACTGATTCTCAGAAGGCAGCAGTCGATGCATACTATGACAATGCAGATAACGACAGTGACAATGACGGGTGTGTCTGCGGGGTGAAAGATTGTCCCGATGCATATGCCCATACAACAAGCGGATTTTAATTAGGAGTAAATATGAAATATAATGATTATATAATTATGGAGATTGCACAAAATCTTAAAGAGTGTGCAGTTGAAGCAAAACTTAATCATCACTATTTCCGCACTCCATTGGAACCTATTATAAAGGAAGTTTCAAGAACAAGTGCTAGTGAGTCCAACTATGCAGTTGGCCCTCTCACTAAAACAGTGTTTGTTTCTGATGCCTTTGGTAATAGATACAAAGTTTCAGTAGAAGACCTTAAGAATGTAAAAGGAAAAGGTTGGATTACTCATGAGGAGTTTAATAAACTTCCAGTGAGTCCAGTGTGGAATCGTGAGGAAGAAATTTACGAGGTAGCGTAATGAACGAAAACCATAAATGGAATAATGAACTATGGGTGAAGACTTACAAAAAACTTTTCGAAATAGAAGTTCCTGTAGGATACAAACTATATCAGTTTGCAGTGTTCTTCACTTTAAGTGGAATAGTCCTAGGAGGGCTAAGTTAGTATGAGAGAATGTGCAAACTGGCATGAGGGATTAGCTGGAAAAGTTGATATGCTCTGTAGTGATTTAACTAGAGAGTATGAAAGGAAATGGCCAACGATATCCCACGGTTGTTTCTATGATTATACGGTTGGTAAAAAATACATTCGTATATGTTATAATGAAGGTTCAAGTAATGTATATCCTAAACGAAGTGTTTGGGGATTCATTGCAAAACATGATTTCAAAGTTAAGAATAAAAAGAAAACTGGTGGAGAGTTTATCGAATTCAAAGAAGGCGATGTTCTAATGTCAGCTGGGTGGAGAACACCTAGATTGAATGCACCAAGAGGAAATCTTTTAAAAGGATATCCTATTAACACTAGAAGAATTCACGGGCCAGAGTATTTAATATGATAGTAGTAGCAGACTTCCTAGGTGGGCCTCACCGAGGAGACGATTATAAAAAACCATTTCAAGTCAAAGTGTCTTTCATAGACTATTTGGTATTTAAACTGTTTGGTCATAACTCTTTCTTGAATAGAGTTAACAAGAAGTATAGTCAAACATTAAACGAAGATTACTTCGGAGGAGTTAGGATATGCAGAAAGATATAGGAAAGGGTATGAAATATCTATGTATGTTTGTATTAGGATTTTGTATTGGTATGTGGGCTGCACCAGCTCATGCGTCAGACGAAAACGGAGATGCATTTTGTCTTGCACAAAACATTTATTTTGAAGCTGGGAACCAACCACTCGCTGGAAAGGTTGCAGTTGCAAATGTAGTAATGAATAGAGTTAACTCAGAGTTGTTTCCCAACAATGTTTGTGATGTTATTTACCAAGCAAAACTAAGAGAGAACTGGAAAGGGAACATGGTTCCTAAGTATGGTCAATGTCAATTCAGTTGGTATTGTGACGGCAAGTCAGACGACCCTAAAGACAGTAAGACTTGGATATCTTCCTATCAAATTGCTAATCAATTTTTACAAACACCACCATTCGATTTAACGGAAGGTGCATTGTGGTATCATGCAGATTACATTTTTCCTTATTGGGCCCAACACCTCAATGAGACAGTTCAGATAAACAACCATATATTTTATAAGTAATGAAACAACAAAATTTAGATTTAAAAATAGAATTGCCAAGGACTGGTTATATATCAGACATGGAATTCGCTAAGGTTCTCGATAAAGCTGGGAACCATGTAATGTATGCAATGGGAACCTACGAAGAAGTAGAAGACTTTTGTGCGAGGAAAGGATACTGGGTAGATAAGTATTTGGATTATGTTGCACCCTCAACTGCTCGACAAGGAGTCGAATATGTTGGCCGTAGTCAAGACCCATACAAATTACAAATAGGATTTGACTATGGAACTGGAACCTGTAAAGTCGACAATTCTTTCTAGTCTAACGACTCAACCCAAAATGTTTATATTCGATATGTCTTTCGGATTTCTTTTTTTATTGGGTGGGCTTATTATGTTATTAAAGATAAGAGATAAGGGATATGGATATCCTTTACTTGTGGGTGGAACCCTTTATATATTCTTTGCCGTCTTGTGGCATGTGCCTTTGGAATGGGATATATATTAAACTATAAATAATACGAGAACCTTTATTATGCCGACTTATGATTTTTTAAATACGATTACTGGTGAGATTGAAGAACACTTCATGTCGTATAAAGACCTAGAAGAATTCAAAGAAGAATGTCCCCACTTAGAACAACGAATATCTGCACCTAGTATTGTAGGCGGTCATGGTGACCGTGTTAAGATAGACGGCGGATTTAAAGATGTTCTAAACAAAATAGGTGATGCCCATCCCGGCTCAAATGTTCATGAGAGACATGGTAGTAAAGATATCAAAAGAGAGAAGTCTGTTCAGACTATCAAAAAGCATATGGACAAACAGCAGAAGAAGTGATATAATAACATTATGCAAGTAAGAACAACCCTATTAGATATAACCGAATTAGAAAACCTAGACCTTAAGACTGAACAAAGGGAAGGTAAGAGATATTACATAGACGATAAAGGAGAGGCATACCCGAGTGTGACAACGGTTGTCGGTCTTGAGTCTAGAAAACAAATACAGTTGTGGAGAGAAAGAGTTGGTGAAGAAGAAGCCAATAAGATATCCACTTCAGCTGCAAAGAGAGGAACTCTATTTCACCAACATGTGGAAGACTACCTTAAGAAGGAAAAGGAGTTTATAGAGTTTGAGAACATTCTACAAGAAGGAATGTTCCGTGCAGTAAGACCAGTTTTAGATGAAATAGTCCCACTTGCTTTAGAAGCACCAATGTATTCTTCCACACTTAAAATGGCTGGACGAGTAGATTGTATTGGAATGTTTGATGGTAAGTTGAGTATTATAGATTTTAAAAGCAGTGCAAAACCAAAAGAAGAATACATGGCCAAACCATGGTATCTTCAAATGGCTGCATATGCATTAATGGTAGAAGAACTAACAGGTCATGAGATAGAAGAATGTATGGCTCTGGTAGCAGTGGAAGGTAGTAATTCATTTCAAATGTTTTGCTCTGACCACCGAGACTATATCGAACCCCTAGCTCTTTTAAGAAAACAATTCAAAAACTTATATGGAATCTAGTAAAATGATATCGAAAAAAGAGTTCAGTGAGCAAGTTGAAAGATTACTTGCGAGGGGAAAAGGAAAACCCGATGTAATGTCAGCAATAATAAAGGTATGTGAAGTTAACAAGGTTGAACCCGAGAGTGCAAAGAGATTAATATCTACACCACTAAAGGAAAAACTACAAGCTGAAGCTGAGCAGTTAAACATGATTAACAGACATACACGAAGTCAGTCTACCTTGAGTGGCTTCTTTACGGAGAAAAAATAATGGATAAAGGTGATACAGTCACGGTAGTGACAGTGAGTGGAGAGTATGTTGGTAAACTGGAATCTCTAGAAGACGGTAATGTGGAACTTAAAGACCCACGCATGATAGTCCAAACACCCGAGGGTGGTATGGGATTTGCACATGGTATTGCTGTCACTGGAGTAGAGGCACCCGACTCAACCACATTTTATAATGCAGTCTTTGTCACCCCGACAAATGACGCGGTAATTAAAGCACACACGGAAGCAACCACCAGTATCAAACTGGTGAAGTAATGACGAGTCGTGAAGGATACGATGCATACACTTTATACCTTGGTATAAAACTGCATTTTTATTCTAACGATTATGACTTTATAAAATACAACGGTAAAGTTAAAGCAGATATTAATTCCTTCTTAAAGAGAAAAGACAAATATCATTTTGGTAAACTCTTTAAGAATTACAAACAAGAACTACAAGATTTTTATATTGCCAACCTACTGGTTAAAGACCAATGGGTTGGAGACTTATTGGATAATGAATCAGACAAAGTATATAAGGAATGGAAGAAAAGAAATCAGAAGTTAACTTATATGTTCGAGACAGAAGTAAACGACTCGCTGACCGCTGCAAAAAATATCAATAAGCTGATAGAGGTGAAGGGTGGACAGCATCCTATCCTGCTAAAACGATATCTTGCAAAAGAAATATCACCCGAGACAATGTGTATTATGGACGAGATAATTGGATTCAGTAAAGATTGGGATAGACTAATACAAGAGAAGGTTGTATATCCCGAAGTCCATACCAAGTTAAACAAGTATAAAGCATTCATTACATATGACCATGCAGTATACAAAAAGAAGTTAATAGAATTATGCTCCATATAGTAGGGAACGGCCCAAGCAGAAAACAGTATGACTTAAGCTCTTTCGAAGAGTGGTGGGGTTGTAATGCAATTTATACAGAAGGGATATATCCTAATATACTTTTCTGTTTAGATATTCCCGTCCAACATGACGCAATCATTCAAGGTCTACAAGAACATTGTCCTATTGCTATGGGTGACTGGTATAGTGCAATGGAGATAGAACACTACGACCAACTATTAGGAATGTATGAGAGTATGGGAAGTAATATAATAACGAACCGTTCCGAGTCCGACACCCATTTTATTGTTCAAGGTGAGAAGGAAGAAGTATACTTTACTTGCTATAATATAGTCCCCCCTAATGAGAACATTATTATGTATAATAACGACAAGCTCAAGAACACCTTTTGTGGTATAAGTGCATTAGGATATGCAGCGTATCAAGGATACAAAGAGATTACATTAGTAGGGTTTGATGCACTAGACCCCGATATACAAGATTATAATAATGCGTTAGAAGGGTTAGATATAAGCTCATACGCCCATAAATATACCGAGGAGCATGCAGTATTTACTATACAGAAATACCAGTTTGTTTCTTTATTGAAAGATGACTTGTTCAAAGATATTAAGGTTTTTTTCAAAAACCCTCTAGACAAAGAACAAGAAATCGTTTATAATGAATTATCATATTTTAAAGAATGTGATGAAAGGTGGTCACTAGGAGTTAGTTCTCTTTTTGACTTTAGATAAAATGTTAATAAAATGCTATAAAATGCAAATACGAGGAAAATACTATGTCTACATCATTAGATAAGTTAAGGGCAGCAATGGAAACTGCCTCTCCTACTCAAGGAGAAAAAAAGTCCTATTCCGATGACAGATTTTGGAAACCCGAACTCGACAAGAGTGGTAATGGGTTTGCAATAATCCGTTTCCTACCAACCCCCGAAGGTGAAGAAATGCCATGGGTCTCATATTGGGATCACGGTTTTCAAGGGCCAGGCGGATGGTATATTGAGAAGTCTTTAACGACTCTTAATAAACAAGACCCTGTGTCCGAGTACAATACTCAGTTATGGAACACTGGGATAGAAGCAAACAAAGAGATTGCAAGGAAACAGAAGCGTAGACTTCATTATGTTTCTAATGTCTATGTTGTTTCAGACCCTAAGAATCCCGACAATGAAGGTAAAGTATTCCTTTAC